CACAACGACGGCGGCAATAGCGTTTACGGCCGCTTTTGGTGGTCTGTCTGGTGCGACGAGTGCGGAATCCAGATGAGCGACCGCGAGGTCTGGAAGGATGACGGAGATCGTAGCGTCCTCGCCCTCCCTCCCAGGGAATGTTTTGAGCGCTGGAACCGTCGTTCCGCCCTCCCCACCCACCCCCCTATTTCGGAGTAACGAAGATGGCAGAGACAGTGAAGCATATCGATGACGGTGGCCTCGCATTCCCGGGTGTGAGGAACCAGCAGGTAGGGAATGTCTCAGACTACGGTTTCACCGACGATGACAGCCCGACGTTCGCTGATGTGCAGCATCCCGGCATGAGCCTTCGCGACTGGTTCGCCGGTCAGGCGCTTGTCGGCCAGCTTTCGAATAGCGAGCAGGTTCATGCTGGCGTCGAGCCCACCATGTCAATCCTGAGCGGCGACCGTCGCGAGAGCTATGCGGCGTTTCTGGCGAAAGAGGCATACGTCATTGCCGACGCCATGATCGCAGCCCGCAAAGGCGGTGCAGAATGAACCGCGACCAATCCCTCCTCGACGCCTACGAGGAAAAGCTGGCGATTGCCAGATCCACCCTCGTCAAGGCCAAACGGGAAACAGCCTATTGGGAGCGGGCCATTGCCGACCTTAAGCGCGAGACGGCTCCCGACTACCGCGGCGAACCACCTGCACTCCGGTCGGCCATCGTCGTCGGCCTTCAGGCTGCGGAGTAGGAAGGCCATGAGCAACCTACGTTCACCGCGCGATCACGCCTTGGAAAGGGCTCGAGAACAAATCTTCGAAGCCGTCCGCTTCTTGGCTCCAGACGAGGCAGAACGCGAACTCCGCGAACTTGCAAATGCAATGAAGGTCTTGGCCGACAAATACTAGAGGGATCTTTCTTATGCGATCTGCGGCTAATCCAACAGACTGCATCATCAAAGCCTTTGGCGGCTGCGCTTGCGCTGAGGGCGAATGCGCTGAGAAGCACGTCACGGTCGCCCCGGTCATCCTCATCTCACTCCGCACTCAGGCGATTGTCTGTCTGACCATAGGATTTCTGGCTGCGATCATGTCAGCCGCCGTGATGGAGGGGAAGCTGAAACATCAGGATCTCGATCATCAGGAGGTCACGACATGGAAGCGGTAATGCTCCGAACCCGCGTCGATCAGGCTTTGAAGATCCGCGCCGAGGCCCTTCGTTATCTCCGCCGCGGAGATCGTTTCAATCATCGCCTGCTCATGAAGGAAGTCCGTCTTCCTCTGCTGCAGGCCCGTCAGTGGAAGGTGAAGCAATGACTTATCTGTATCTCGACATCGAAACGATACCAGCTCAGACGGAAGCGGCAAAGCAGAAAATCGCTGCTTCCGTGAAGGCTCCCGGCAATATCAAGAAGGCCGATAGCATCGCGGCCTGGGAAAAAGAGAGCCGGTCAGCCGCCGTCGAAGAGGCTATTTCTCGGAGCGGGTTGAACGGCGCTTTCGGGCACATTTGCTGCATCGGCTATGCCTTCGACGACGAGAAGGCGAAGAGCCTGTCGTGGCCTCTCGACTTCTCCGACGAGCGTTCGCTACTTTCGGACTTTGCCGAGACTATGAGCGCGCAGAACCGTATCCCGACGATCATCGGGCACAACGTCGCCAATTTCGATATCCGCTTCATCTGGCAGCGCGCCATGGTCCTCGGCGTCCGCATGCCTTCATGGTTCCCGAAAGACCCGAAGCCGTGGAGCAACGACGTGTTTGACACCATGGCAGCTTGGGCCGGCGCTCGTGACACCATCAGCATGAGCAACTTGTGTGATGCCCTCGGTCTTCCAGGCAAGGATGACATTGACGGCTCCATGGTTGGCGAACTGTTCGCCAAGGGCGAGTTCGAGCGCATCGACTCCTATTGCCGCGCCGACATTGAGCGCACCCGCGCCATTCACCGCCGCATGCTCGTAGCGTTTGGGGAGGCTGCATAAATGACCGAGAATACAGCACTTTGGGACAAATTGGGACGCACTGACCCCGCTCATACCAAGAAGTTCAAGCGTGCCGGCGGCTTCGAAGGCACCGCGATCAAGCCTATGTGGTCGTATCGTCGGCTTACGGAAGAGTTCGGACCATGCGGCGTCGGCTGGGGCGTAGAGAAGCCAGAGTATACCGTCGTTCCCGGAAACAATGGCGAAGTTCTGGTCTATTGCACCGTTTCCGGCTGGTACATCGAAGGCGGGGAAAAGCGGTCTGTGTGGGGCGTCGGCGGCGACAAGGTCGTCACCTACATCAAGGCCAACGAGCAATACAAGCGTCCCGAGCGCTGGGAAAACGACGACGAAGCTTTCAAGAAGGCGTTCACGGACGGACTGACCAACGCGTTCAAATTCATTGGCGTAGGCGCCGACGTGCATATGGGCATGTTCGACGACAACAAGTACGTCAACACCGTCGCCAAGGAGTTCGAGGAAGACAAGAAGGCCGGCACGAATGCCAAACAGAGCGCGGATGCTCCGAAGCCAATATCGGCGGCAGAGCAAAAGCGCCAGTTGGCGGCGATCGACGACGACCTGCTTGACGCTCACTCCGAAGTCGATGTGAAGCGCTTGGTTGATATCTGGGCGACGATTGCCGAGCGCGACTGTTGGTCAGCCGAATACTGGAACGAAGCGCGCAGACGGTTTGCGACAAAGCGCGCGTCATTTCCCAAGCCGGTCACCGATGCCGAAGCCATGCAACACCCGATGAACTCGTGAGGCAGCGATGGCGAAGAAAGCCGAAAAGCCCGTATACGCCTTCATCCGCAAGGGAAACACATTAATCCCAGAGATGCAGTACGACCTGCAGGCGCTCGACGGCATTGCTCAAGGCCAGCGCGTCCGCGTCGATGTCAAGCAGTGGCGAAACATGGATCGTCTCAGAGCCTATTGGGCCACCCTGCAGGACTGCATCGACGCCACCGGCTGCGCTGCGAGCAAGGAAGCTCTCGACGCCTATATCCGGCCGGCCGTCAACTTCGTCGACACCATACGGCTTGCGAACGGCCATCTCGTGGGCATCCCGCGCGCCATCAACACCAGAGAGTGCGATGAGCCTGAGATGATCGCGTTCTTCCTGGCGGTTGAGGAATTGCTTGCCAAGGACTTCGGGTTCGTCAGCGAGAGGAAGATTGCAGCATGAGCGATATCATTCGACGCCACATCTCCCAATATCCAAACGCCCGCACTTCCACCGTCGTCTACCTTCAAAAGCGGGAGGAGATGACGGAAAGGCTGCGCCAGGAACTCGGCATGCAGAAGTCACGCAAGCCTTGGTGGAAGCGCGTCCTTGACCGTATCGGAGGACGCGATGGAGCGCATTGAGTTCTCCAAGAAGGTCCGCGCCGAAGCCTTCCTGCGTTGCGGCGGCAACTGCGAATCCTGCGGCATGAAGCTAAAGCAGGGAGAGGCGGAATACGATCACCGCATTGCCTTCTTCCTGAGCCGGGATTCATCGCTGGAGAACTGCCAGGTTCTTTGCCGCCCATGCCACCGCGGCGTCGGCGCCAAGACTGCAGACGACCAGCGTATCATCTCCAAGGTCAAGCGCGTGAAGGCGAAGCACGAAGGCAGCTTTCCGCCTTCCCTCGCCAAGATCAAATCACGCGGTTTCGCCAAGACGAGGAATTTCTGATGACCTCCCAAGTTAGAGTAAAGCCGCTAGAATGGCGCAATGGCTACCGCGATTGGCAGGTAAAAATCCAGCAAGCTTCGACTGGGCCGCTTTATCAGGTCCGTGAACTCGATGGCGTTGTATGGCTCGACGCTGACAACGTGCAGACTGTTTATCCTTCCGTCGAAGCAGCCAAAGCCGCCGCCCAAGCCGATTACGAAGCCCGCATCCTCTCCGCCCTCTCCCCGCAGGCCGGCGATAATGCGGAGGAGCCGGTGGCGTGGCAGCCGAAGTACAAGCAAGAGGTCATTGACCACCACAAGAGCATAGGAAGCGGCCTATGGGATTACGCAATGACCGTTTACCCAACAAAGGAGAAGGCCGAGAATTACGGCGGTGGCGGCCATGAAGTTCGCCCTCTCTACGCCCACCAATGCACCTCAACCTCGGTTGTCTCTCAGAATGCACCGGGTTTGGAAGACAAGGGAGGGGATGAGAAGCCATGAGCGAAGCAGCAGAAATCCTGTGTCGGCGATGCTGGTGGCGCGAAGGTGGTGCTTGCTACAACGAACAGCTTATGGGGCCGGGCAAGGTCAACAAAATGCCGCGCAAGATCGAGGGCGACGACCGTAACGGCATGGAGATCACCGACGATCTCTGGCGAGCCTGCAAGGTGACCGCGAATTTCATGATGCCCCCATCGTCCGTTAAGGAGAAGGCAACGCCATGACCAATATCACCACCCGCCTCCTCTCCATGGCCGAAGCCATGTGGATGGACCGAGGCCACGATGAACTCGATGCGCTGCTGCTGGAAGCGAAGGAAGAGATCGAGCGGCTTAGGGAGGCGCTGGATACGGCCAGAGAAACGAACCGAAGAATCAACAGACGAGCGCAGGTTTCTGAGGCCGTGAGCCAATCTGCATTCGACTTGCTCAATGGCTGGTATCTATATCTTTGCAACCATGCGAACCACAGGCCTCGCCCAGAACGTCACTTATTACTTTGGATAATCCGCGATGCGAAGGAGCGTGTTCGTAAGCTTGCCGCCCGCGCCGCCCTCGTTCCACAGCAGAAGGGGAACGCCGATGGGAAGTGACATCGTCCAGCGGCTACGCGTCCAGTCCAACACCGAAGAGGTGATGAAGTCGTGGGATACCCTGCGGGCCTACCTGCTCGACGGTGGCAGGGGCTCGCTTGCGCGTGATATCTTCGAAAGCATCCTGAGCCATATCGACGAAGAGCGCGAGGAAGCTGCCGATCGCATCGAAGCCCTAGAGGCGGCGCTGAAGCGGATCTCCAGCATGGAAGGCTTCACCGGATCGTTTGCCCTCAAGGACAACAATGAGGGTCGCGAGCTTCGGGCACGCATCATTTTCGCAGAATCCGTCCTGAAGGGGAACGCCGATGCCAACTAATGAAGCCGATATCCGGAACGCTGCGCTGGAAGAGGGCGGATGGAGGCCGATCGAGACTTATCACGCCGCCGACAAGTTCGTGAAGGTCCAGCACATCCTTTGCGGTCACTCCGAGGGAAAGTGGATCCGCATGGGACGCTACTACCCCGAGATGAAGCGCTGGTACTATTCCGGCACCAACGAGCGCTCGCAGTGGGCTCAGGTCGAAGGTGACGAACCAACGCATTGGATGCCTCTTCCCAAGCCTCCAGAGGCAATCACCGACCCCAAACCCTTCACCTTCAAAGATCCGGCCGCCCAGCGGGAGTGGGAGAGGCAGAGGAAAGAGAGGGGAGAATGATGGATATCGATGACGACGAACCGATTTCTCTTGCCGACGCCTGCAAGCTGTTCTTTCGTGGCCGTCTGACGAAATCCTCTCTGCGGACCGAAGCCCGGAAGGGAAATCTTGAAATCATTCAGATCGCCAACAAGGATTTCGTCACCAAAAACGGGATCAAGAGGATGATTGAAAAATGCCGCAAAAGCGTCGACCCGCAAGGCTCTGGCTCAGGCCAGACACCGGAACATGGTTCATCAAGGATGGAGGGCAGCGTATCGGCACGGACTGCTCTGAAGCAGAAGTTGGCCGAGCGCAAGAAAAGCTCGCCGAATATATCGCCAGCAAATACCGGCCGCAGCGCAGCAGTCGTTCCGCTGAGGTCTCGGTAGGCGACGTTCTAATGGTTTACCTGGAGGAGAAGTGCCCGTCTACGGCGCGCCCGAAGGAAACCGAATCGATGATCGGCCGGCTCAACGACTTCTTCGGCGATATGCTCCTGACGGAAATCAAAGGACAGACGTGCCGGGAGTTTGCGTTTGACCGCGGCAATCTCGGCGGTGCGCGCCGGGATCTGGAGGTCTTGCGGGCCGCTATCAACTATTACCACGCCGAAAACACGCTGGATATGGTTCCGAAGGTGACGTTGCCCGAGAAGGGCATGCCGCGGCAGAAGTGGTTGACCAGGCAGGAAGTCGCAAGGCTGCTACGCGCCGCCCGGAACGAGAAGCAGTGCGGCCACCTCGTGCGCCTCATCATGATCGGCCTCTATACCGGAACGCGCCTGTCCGCTGTCCTGAACCTGCAATGGATGCCAAACACGACAGCCGGCCATATCGACCTAGATCGTGGCGTCATCTATCGCAGGGCCGAAGGCGAGCGGGTAGCTCACAACAAGCGACGGACGCCGGTCAAGGTGCCCCCGCGCCTGCTCCGGTTCCTGCGTTATTGGCACAAGGCCGATACGGCACTGGATTCGGAAAGGCGCCCGATCACGCTTCGATATGTCGTCACGTATGCTGGGGAGAATATCGTCAAGCCGCACAAAGCTTTCAGAACGGTCCGCGATGCGGCCGGCTTTGGCGATGACGTGACGCCTCACGTCCTGCGGCATACTCGCGCCACATGGCTAGCTCAGGCAGGCGTCGATACCGAGCAGGCGGCTGCCTCACTCGGGCTAACATCGGAAGAGTTCGAGCGGACCTATGCGCACGCCAGCCCTGATTTCCAGAGCCAAGCGGCGAATGCTTTCTAATCGGTCCGGTGGCCAAACGGTCCGCAATCGGTCCGCTGAATTGAAATGAAGCTTTATTTGATTTCGGGAATGTGGTAAATTACGTGAATTAAATCAGTAGTTTACAGCTGGTCGGAGTGGAGTGATTCGAACACTCGACCCCCACGTCCCGAACGGAGAATGCTTCGCGAAAACCCAGCATTTCCGGGACAGGCGGTTTCTATTTGTTCTCGCCTGTTCCCATTCTGTCCAGTGAAACGGTCCGCAAACGGTCCGGAGTCCGTGGTATAAGAGGGAATGGAAATGACGATGATTGAGCGTGTGGCCAAAGCGATAACCTGGGCCGATCTTTCGGATGAGGTCCGTGCCTCTTTCGAGGAGAGAGGCATAACGGCGGAAACCGTCTACGCTGAAGAGAGCATGTTTCGGCTGGCCAAGGCCGCCATCGAGGCCATGCGCACCCCGACCCCATCGATGGAAGACGCAGTTGCTAAAGATGTCGACGACTGGGTCTCGGAAAGGATTGAGGACATGATGCACCTTTATAAGGTCGCGATCGACGCCGCCCTCAAGGAGCATGAAGGGTGAGCGAGACATACAGGATAAACGGTAAACTATCTTCTCGTGAGGAAGTGATATCCATGTTGGCTGCTCTGATAAAGAGCGGGAGAGAAGCTAAGGAGCAGGAATGTTCAATTCCAGCAAACTCCACCTCCAAGCCTTTATCTTCGCCCTGATGTTTATCGGCTGGCTGGGGTATGAGGGGTGGAACTGGATATGGAGGATGATCGGATGACAGAAATTCCAGACGATGCAGTATATGTCGGGCAAAGTGTCGATGACGCCAACGTTTACGGGGCCTATAAAGACGCCAATGGAACGATCTACATTACTCGGATGTGGGGAGGCCAGCCCGCCGGCCACCCCTTATTTGTAATCGCAGCAGGCGGGGAATTGCTAGATAACTCTCATTCTGGCTGACGGCCGTCCATGCGGGACTCGAAGACCCTTTGCCTAAGAGTATCCACTTGGCGCTTAAGGTCTGTGATGACATCGCGAGTTCCGTAGACCGAACCAACCTCTTGCCTGAGTTCGTCGATACGGCGGCCGAGTTCGGCAATCTCGCCATTCCTCGCCAAATTGCGTTCTTGCCACTCATTGCGCGTGACAGTGTTCGTCCGGATATCGGATATTGCTTCATCGGTGCGCTTGCGGTCTTCGGCGCCGCGCTGCGTCCGCCACTCCATCTCGTTTTGCGATACGGTCGTTTCGGCCAATCGTGCAAGAGCAGTCTCAAGCCTTGCCGTGTTGTCCTTGATCGGCTGAAGGGACAGGAACCCGAGGCCGGCCAAGATCGTGATGACAACGCTCAAGGCAGCGAAAACGACGGGCCAATGGGTTTTGCCAGCGCTGCGGAGCTCGTTCGACAGGGCGGCCAGATTGGCGTTGACGCCTTGGAACCCCGTGTTCATATTCGAGCGTAAGTCCACGATATCTTTGCCTTGGTTCTCTACCCTTTCGGATAATCGAGCCCAAGAGGCCATAGGGTCGAACGGGATATTGCCGTTGGTCGTGTTCATCTCATCCGCCATCTTTTCGGTTCGCCCCATGCCCTGCCATTAAGAATGTGTGAAGATGAGCATGGCAGAATGAATCAGCCATTCTCGATTGCTGTGTGATCGAGGTGGTAGGACCGGCCTTCTGTTCGCGCAGGAGGTCGGCCCGCTATGCCTGCTTAGTCCGGAACGTCCGCGGTGATGATCCCGCTTTCGAAGAGCAGCCGCACGACCGCGTTGCAGACGGCCGGCGTCGATAGCGTGCTGAAGGACTGCGTTGCCCAAGCGGCGAACGGCGCCCGCTTGTTGGAGCGTCCCGTTCCAGATCCGAAGAGGATTGCTTGGCCATTGACTGTGCCGGTGGCGGCCGTAGACGCCGTGGAAAGGCGCGTGCGGTTCTTGTACAGTTCCTTGGTGCTGCCGGTCCTGCGGGCCAGGAAGAAGCCGTAGGCGAGCGCATTGGTGCCGTTTAGCGATGTTCCGTCGTTGAGGCGCGTCGTCGCTGTATCGCTCGTATTGCGGGGAACAAGGCTAACGGTCGGGCTTGCCGCGGCGAGGGTGCCCATGAGAGCATTTGTCTCCTGCCCTTCATCGATGACGAAGGCCATGATGGAGAGCGCCGTCTGTGCGATCCTCAAGCTGCCGGTGGTTGCCGGGTTGAAGCCGAGATCGATGTAATCGTCAACGCCGTCAGGATCAAAGCCCTCATTGGCGACGAAGGACGGGCTTCCGCTGGCGGCGAAGGTATGCCGGCCGGTCATGTCGATCAACGCGGCCTGTTGTGTGCCGAGAGCGCCGAAGTGGATGGCTTCGAAAGTGCCCCACTTGTTCAGAGCCCGCATGACCTTGATGAAGGCATCCACGATGGCCTTTTTCGAATCCGTCTCCTGCACGGACATTGCGCTGAAATAGGTCTGCGCATCGGTGTCGTAGGTCGAGGACCGCGGCACGAATCCGTCAGAGCCGTACATGTAGGAGCGCAGGATATAGCCGTTCTCAACATCGGTGGTCGATGTGCCGATGATCTCGCCAAAGGCAAACGCCAGATCGTCAGAGCCGCCATAGACCGGCGTGATGCTGGAATAGGCGTAGAGCTTGGTTGCCGCGGCGATCTTGACCGGCGAACTCCACGAACCGGCCGCAGACCGTTCGGCGCGCCAGATATCGCCCCCGCCGCCAAGATAGGTGTTGCCGTTCTCTTTGGCCCACGCCAATTCAAGCTTGGTGCCGTCGTCCATCTTGCGGAGGCAAACGGATGCCTGGTTGTTGGCCACCGTGTCGATCGTGACGGGCGAACCGATCACATCGCCGACGATCGATAGAACCTTGACCGACCGCGTGGCTCCCGAACCGTCGAGATAGGCGATGTGCCGGTTGCCGGCGCCGTCAATAGCGAGGCATGGGATCTGCCCGAACGTGCCGGCGCCTTCCTGATCGACGACTCGGAAGCTGGCGTTCATGGTCGCGAGGTTGACCGGCTGGGAAGCCGCGACAACGGACACCGATTTATCGTGATTGTAGAGCGTGCCGTTCGTCTTGTCGTAGATCACATAGTAGACGTTGCGGCGCTCGGTGTCGGCATAGTTGGCCTTGGTGGCGACCATGTGGACTTCGTTGGCGCCGACCTCGACGAAATTGCCCTGATAATATCGGGTGTCCGTCTCGAAATTGATCAGCTCTTTTTCAGCGCCCCATGTAGGCACACCCGACGCCATCGCCGTGCTTGCAACAACGACGAGCGGCATGCGGGTTTCCGCTGCGATTGTCTTCCGCATAAAGAGGTGAATGTTCCCGTCCGCTGCCATAGTCGGATGCGGATACGTGTAGACCGTTCCGATATCGGCTTGGCGCGCGAAGGTAGTGGCATCTCCGGGCGTCGTCGTGACGGCATGCCGCATCGGGCCATTATGCGTGCCGCCGAACATGTGGATGTAGCCGCCGGTCGTCTCCAGCATCGCGGGGCCGCCGTGGTTGTCCGTCGAACTGTCGCAGAGGAGCGCAACGTTCTCGGTTCCCCATGCGCCGGCGGAATATACCTTGACCTTGTTTTCAAGGCCCGCGCCGCTCGCCCAGTCGAAGCCCTGATAACCTGCCCATACCTTGCCGTCGCTCGCCTTGATGATCGGCGGGTAGGTCGATAGCGCATACCAAGGCCCCATCGCGCAATCGTCGGCGAACAGAGAGGTCGTCGAATTGAATGGCGCAATAGGCGTTCCGCCACCACCCCCGCCCAACTGGTTCGTGATTGAGAGAGACAATCCGAGCATGAGGCCCATGGCAATTACTCCCAGCAGCCTTGAGAGGCGCCGAATCTATTGTGGCTGGCAATCTGGTTGGCGAACGGCCGGTCGTTCTTCAGGACGAAGACGGATGTCTCAAGGTTCGGATGAAGCTTCTCGAACCCGGCGCATGCAATCGGCTTTGTCACTGTCTGGCAGGCCGAAATCGTTGCACAGAGCGGCAGCATCAAGAGAAGAGACTTGACCATTGATCTTTCCTTTTTCGGCGAAGCGCTTCACGGCGGTTTCGAGGGCCGCAGTCGCAGCCATCTGCTTGCCTTCGGACCTCCCGATCCATAGGACCGGATAGAAGGCGATGGCCGCGCCGAGGAGCGCGGCGACCGGGAGCTTGATGAAGTCAGGGATGATCTTGAGGAAGGCAAGCATCAGTTCTTCACCCGATCCCAGACATACAGGCCGATACCGACGAGGCAGGCGATGACGAGGATGGCAGCAAAGGCATAAGCAAGCGGGCCATCATGCGGGACGAACTGCAGGCCGCCGCCTGAGATCAGCGCCGTGGCCGTACTGGCCACCTTGCCGTTGATGAGCGGGGCACGCTGCTTGTCGGCGACCGAACCGGAGGACTGGACGAACGAGCCTTCAGCCCACAGACCGGCTTCAGCGGCGCGACGGTTCACCAGCCCCTGCATTGTCTTCCCCTTGGATTTCGTCCACTTGGCAAGCTCTGCCGGGACCGCTGCGAAGTTGCCGGCGTTCAGCTTCTTCACGAGCGTGGAGGACTTGAAGTTTGCCGGGCCGACGTTGAAGGCAAAACTGACGAGAGCCGCGAACTGGTTGTCATTGAGCGGGACGGAAACATTGCGCTCAACGACGCCTTCGAATGAGGCCAGATCGCCGTAGAGGAGATTGGTGGACTGCTCGGAAGTGATCGTCATTCCGGGGCGCACGTCAGGACCCGTGTGGCCGACCCCGATCGTCAGTGTGCCCTTGACCTTGTCGCCGGCCTTGATGCGGCGGCGGTTGGACGGCGGGTCGAAGTCGTCATAGGCGAACAGGATTTCGCCTTCCCACTGCTTAAGCTTAGAGATGCCATAGGCGCTGATCTTGCGCATGGTGCGTATGCTCCGGATTGTGAGAGAGTGTCAGGCCCGCTTTCGCGACGGGCGGGAATGGTGTAGGCTTCCTGAAATCTCAGGAGGGATAGATGTTTTTGGAAAAGCTTTGGAAGCCGGCTGCTCTGCTGGCCTTTGTTATCGTCACTGCGTTGCTGTGGAACGCGCTTGGCCTCTTCGCGCTCGTGGCTGGAGCAATTGCCGCCGGCGTGGCCTATGCCTCAACCATGCTGGCCTTTGCCGTCAGGGCGAATGTCAGGCTAGACCGCGGCGAATCCCCGATCTCTGTCTTCGATGTCAAATGACGTGAATTTTCGACATGTACGGGATGCCGTAGTTGAGCATCCCGATCGTGTGCGGATGAACTCCGTCAGTGTCGCAGTCGGTTGCCGGGTTATAGTGACAGTTCACGTCAACGCTTGCGACCGGGAAGCCTGCTGATTTCCAGTCGTCAGCAACGCCGTTGATGATTGCGTTTGCCTGATCTGCGATTGCCGGGCCATAGTTCGGAGACGCCGGATCATTGTTCAGGACACTTGTGAAGGCATTCCAGATCTTCAGATACGGGATGTTACCGAGCAGTACCGGAGCCATGCCGGGGATATATGGCCAGCCGATGCAATCGACGACCGTCTTTGTCCCTGCCGAGCAGGCGCGTATTGTCACCGTGTGCGGCACTTCATCGAGGTCATGGACGAACAAGGCTGCACCGCAGGCAACATCCGCAAGTCTGGCTTTGCCGCCCAGTTCAAGAGAATAGCAGTCTCCATCGATATCGATTTCCAGATCTCGAAGGGTGCCGGTTGCCTCGGTCAGGAACGAATGGACGGAAACGGTCTTGGTTGCAGGCGTGACGAATGTCAGTGTTGCGGTCGGATCGGCTGACTGCATGGGCGTGTTCCCGGAGCCGATCTTGTAGGCGCGGCCGCCGTAGTCGCTGAATGCCGTCCACACACCAGTCTTGATGACCTGCGAATGAGAAGCGCCACGAGCGCCACCCATGAAAGCAGAAGACAGGAAGGCGTTCATAGATGGAGCGATGCAGGCGAGAGCGCCAGCTGCTGCCGTTCTGATATCGTTCAGCGGCCCATCCCAGATGACGAGCTTCGAACGCGAGCCATATGGCAGATAGAGGTTGCCCTGCTCGGTGATGCTCCTGACGCCAGTGCCGCCGACAGCCTTGTTGTCCAGCGTTCCGCCAACCCAGCTTGCTACGCGATTGGCATATCCGCCCCCAACAGAAGCGTTTGCGCCGGCTGCGATGCTATTGCCGAAAACCTGAAGGCCATTGCCATATGTGACGGTGACGGCCAACTGTTTATCCTTCGCTCTTCTTGGCTTCCGGGTCGTGTGCTTCAACGACAGATTCGAGCGCGTTTCGCTGCTTTGCCGTCAGGTTTTCAACGCCCTGGATGTCTCCGTCATCACCCCATGAGAATGGAGCGCCCGCAAGGCCGGCGGCAATGGCTTCGTCGCCGAATGTCGGGCCTATTTTTGAGAGTTTCTTCATCTTCCAATCCTTGCTGACATGCTGGTACGACGGCCATCAACGTCACCGTACCAAGTGCCCGTTCCAGAGGCCACGAGGCCGATTAAGGTGATGTAATGGTATCCTTCAGACAGCCCCGACTTCGTAGCTGGAGCAGAGAATGGCACAGTGTCGGTGGACGACAGTACAGACAGAGACCCTCCGACTTCTGCCGTTGTCCCGTCAAAAGCAAGAGATGATCGATTTTGCCCGTTCGACGCACCGTTAATTACGCTGCCGGTGGCCGTCGCTTGCGCGACCTCACCGGACCACAACAGAAACTCGCAGCGGAGTTCAGTGTTAAGTTCAACATACGAAGCGCTTATGGTCTGTCTGTTTGCCGTGAAATTGCTGAACAGGGTGACCCCCTGGTCATTGTACCAAGACCGGACAAAGCGCTTCTTGGCCGTATCGGTGAAGACAGGCCCGGTTTCCGGATAAGCCATGCCGACCAGCGTGCGTGTTGCATCGCCGTTCTTGATGCGCACCCCAGTCGTGCTGTCCACGGCAGATGCCGTTGTGGAGGACTCCAGCGTCATCGTGCCCGAGTTCATATAGGCGTAGATGTAATAGAGGGTCGAAGGTGTCAGGCCGGATGCCGAGAGGGTGATGCCGGCGCTTGGAATCGAATAGTGAGAACCGTTGATGGTCAGAAGCTGACCATTGAAGCGCGACAGAAGGAGATTGCCGCCGGAAAGCGTCAAGCGGCATCCGCCGAACGTCATCGATGACTTCTGCTGGATCAGCGACCAAATCTTATCTGTGAAGAAGTTGCTGCCGTTGCAGACGACAAGGGCAGAATAGCCGTTCGGGATGATGATGGTTGCAGATCCGTCGATCGTTTCCGATGCGCTCGGATCGATTGTCACATCTCCACCATCGGCGATGACGGTTATGTGCCAATTGGTCGCAAGGGTTGCGGCTGCGGTCAGGGAGAGGGTTGCTGTCGCCGTGAAGCGTAGGATTGCAGAGTTGTCGTTTGCTACGGCCGTGTAGTTGCCAGCCTTGGCGGTATAGACTGTCTTCCCGTCAACGCCGCTGCGCAACTGCGCCATGAGGGTTCTGAAGGCGTCATCGAAGTTGGAGACGGCGTTGGTGCCGAGAATGCCAGTGCCGCCGATATCCGTATTGTTGGATGCCGTGGTGCTCCAGTCGAGAAATGTGTTCTTCGCCATTTAGTAAAGACCTTTCCCGCCCGACGCCATTGCGCGGGAGAATTGACCGGATGAGTTCATGACACCCTTCCCGTAATCGGTCAGGCCGCGATCATTCTTGCTGTTCTGCTGAGGCTTGGGTGCTTCAGGATAGAAGTTCCGGTTGGCGACCGTCTTGCCGAGCAGACCGCCGGCAATCGCGCCGACAGGGCCAAGGACGAGGCCGCCGAGCAGACCCCCACCAAGCCCACCCAAAAGGTTTTGCCGCTGCATGGCCTGCTGGTTTCTGGCAGCGATATCTGCAAGCTGTGCCGGTGTTGAATGCTGCAAAGGACCGCCGAACAATCCTTGCTGCTGCTGGACCTGCGCGGCTTCGGCTGGCGAAAGTAGACCACCCCCCGGAGAGATAGAGGCCGTTGTTTCTGGCGCCTGAACCGCTGCTGTCTCGACCGAGGCTGGTTGGGTCGTCACTCTCGGATCCACATAGGCAGCGGCGGGCGCCGTCGTGACTGGAACCTGCCCGCCAGGCCATGCTGTTGCTGGGCCGAGAAGGCCGGGAAGTTCGCCGGCATCAAGCGCCTGGTCGAGAAGGCCGCGCTGGAGCTGCTGAGGCGTGGTTGCCAGCATCCCAGGTGCGCCGAAGCGTTCTGCGTCAAACTGGCTTGGAACATCAGCCGGGAGGCGTCCAGTCTTGCCGGTTGCCGAGGGGCCGAAACGGCCGTAGTCAAAGGATACTGGGCTCACGTCGGCCAATGCCTCCCTTTGAACAGGAGAAGGAGTTGCGGGAAATGAGGGCTGATAGGCTGCCGAGGTCAGAACGGCATCGAACGGGTTGCTTGTCGGGCGCTGCGGCTGCTCCTCGAAAAAGGCCGGCGCCGGGATGCGACCGCTTGGAATGCCTTCAGCCGACACCGAATAAGGGCCGACCGGCTGTTGGCCAGGTGCGGTGCCGTGATAGTGGACATTCTTGCCGACGCCGAACGCCTGGGCGCCCGCGTTGATCATCGGATCGATCCAGCCGCGAAGATTGCTCTTTGACGAGAAATTAGGGTTGGCGTAGTTCAGCGCCCCGCCGATCGCGGATGGCTGGCCAGCAGCAGCAGCAGCGATCCGATCAGCGACCATGTTGCGCACGCTTTCCGGCGCCCGCGGGGTTTGCTGTACCGATCCATACGGGTTGAGGTGCGCCGGGCCGGTGATTTTCGAGAATTGCCGCGGCTGGTTGAGAACGCCGGCCGCCGTCGTTGGATAGTTCCCCGAGGCCATGCGGTTTGTCACCGTGTCGACCACGGCGCTCACCATCCGCTGATATTCCTGCGGGTTGCTGCGTGCGATGGAGCGGGGTACTTCCGTGTCGACAACCCTTGCGATATAGTCGATATCGCGCTGGCTCAGATTGACGTTAGCCATCTGCCCTCACATCATAGGATATTGCGTTGGACGAAAAGTTTGAGAAGCATTTGGACCTGCACGAAAGCGAATGGTCCAAGGCTGGGAAGAAAGAACCCTTTTGGGGGCCCGGGGCTTACTGGTTTTTCAATGTGACGTTGCCGCTTTTTATTCTGGCAATCATCCTTTCCCAGATCGGCGGCGTTATCTATCGCGCAGCGCTTGGCTACTGACGCCAGACGCAAGCGGGCCGATCAGCGGCATGGCTCGGTTTGATATCGCCTTCAGGACTGGTGCATTGCCGCTCGCAGCCGCATTTCTGACGGCCTCGATGGTGCGTAGAGCTGCATTATCGACGGAACGAGCGGCACCCATGCCGACGATGCCTGGGGTGGCCATTCCTACAGCGGTTCCGACCGGCCCGAACATTGAACCTACCATGCCGCCGACGCTGGCCCCGACACCTGCAGATACAGGCCCGCGTGGCGCAAACTTCGCCAGCCACTTCGTGAGCGCGGGGCTCGTCTCTGCCTTTGCCAGTTGCCGTATGTACTTGATTTCGTCGCCAGTGAAGCCCTTGACTTTGCCCTTGACGATCTGCGTGTAGAGTTGCGATGCCTTGTCCCGCAGAGCATTCTCCATGCCGGACTGTGAATAGCGGCCGGATTTCACGTCTGCCAGGTCAAAAAGGTCTTCGAGCATCTGCGTCTTCGAACGCTTCGCCCAAAGCTTGTCAGCCTCGCGGAATGTATCAAGCGCCTGCTTTGGCCCGGTGAGTTGGCTTTGGTTGGCATTTTCGGCGAAACTGGTCAGGATATCACGCATCCGCATCAGCGTGCGTTCATCTCCCGGTTCTGCGCCGCGCAACGCCAAGTCGATTTCCTGCCGCAGCTCATGGAAGGTTTGCAGGTCCATCGGCTTGCCGCGGAGAGCCTGAACGTCGGCGACGATTCCTGCTGTCTTCGGGCGCAGAGCTTCATTGATCCTTCCGCCGACAAACGTCATGTTCTGCACAATGTTGTCGGTTGCCTGGGGGGCGATGCCTACGCCGGCCTGATAGGCTTGGTCATAGAGAGCCTTCGAGGCAACCTTGAGTTCTTCAGCGCTTGGGGCAGCGCTTGCAGCTTTACGGGCAGCGCGGGAGGCAAGCATGTCGCCTGCCTTTGACAGAGTGCCGCCAATACCAGCCCCGAGAAGGCCGCCAACTGCAGCACCAGACAGCCTGTCACCCGGGTTGGCTTCACCAGCGCCCGTTACGGCGCCATATGCTCCGCCTTCCAAGGCAGCGGCGCCAGCGCGGCCGACGACGGGAAGCGAGCGGCCCGCGCTGATATTCGGTAGGCCCCGAGCCATGACAAGGCCCCCGCCGATATCGCCGACAACAGACGCAACAGGGTTTTGCTGGCGCATAGCCTGTTTCTTCGCATCTTCCTGCGCTTGCGCGGTGGCGTAGTCAGTGTTCCCCGCAACAGAACGAAGGCCCGCTACGGCCTCGTCATCCCAACCCATCATGGGGGCGCGTTGTGCGGCGCTGGCCCCGGCGTCCAGTGATCTGGCAATCGCGCCAAGCGGGTTGTAAGATCCCGCATAGATGCCGCTGCTGTAATAGTCGTCGCGCTTTGCCTTGGCGTCGGCTACACGTTGATTTTCAATCGCCTCACCTGGGTTTTTCGTCATGGCGGACAGATCAGAGGCCAGAGCTTTCGTGTCGGCGCTTGCTTTGCTCAAATCCTGCGTTTCGGCAGGAGAAGCCATACCCAACTGGCCGGCAATCTCATCGACCGTTCGGTTTTGCTCTTCCGGCGAAAGCTGCAGGAAGGCGTCATCCACCTTAACGCGCTTGCCCTGGATGTTGAGTGTCGGCATTACGGTTCTATGCTCCACTTCACGCCATTCGACGTCGCGCCTGGTGCTTGCATGCCCGGAGGCGTCTGCACTTGACCATTGCTCTGCTGGATGCGCGCTTCAGCGCGGGCCATACCCTGCCGGATGATCTTCTCGTAGTCATCCAGAGCCGCATTGAAGGCTTCTTCAGAAGTTGCCGTGTTCATGCGGGTAACGGCAGCGGTTGCAGCTCCACCTTCAGCGTTCGAAAGCGAACCGAGGCCGCGCATCTGCTGGATGGCTGTAAGGAACGCGCCGGATTTCGCCTGATCGACAAGATTGGCGAAGTCGTATCCACCTGTCCCCGGAACATTGTTGAGGATCGACGACATGCCGGTGCCGCGAGCCTTGTATGGATTGTTGCGGATCTGGTCGAGGATGCCGAGCGCGTTCTGGCCGGCCTGAAGGTCGCCAGGAGCCGCTGCTGTCGCGTTGCCTTGTGCCGTGCCGATTGCCTCTTGCGCATTCTTGCCGGCGATATCGATCGGAGCATTGCCGATGACGTTGCCGGCGCGGTCGCGGGTCTGGTATGTCGTGCCGAGATTCAGGTTCGAGGTAGTGCCAACTGGCTTGAACCCCTTCGTATCGACCTGATGGAAGTTCCCGGCCTTATCGACCTGGCCGATAACTGTGTTTCCATTCTCGTCCGTGCCGTAGATCGGGTTTAGGCCGTATTCTGCGTCCATGCCAGTGCCTGCCGGCGGTGTGATCCACTGACCCGTTTCCGTGTTGTAGAGAGATCCGCCAGCCGACATGAAGTTGTTCTTCGGCTTCGCTGCCTCAAGCTTCTGCTGGTAGAACAGCTTGTATGCATCCCCTCCAGACAGAGCGCCACTCTCGACCGCGGCGGCAAGCTCGGGGTTCTGCTGACGAAGGAAGTCGATCGTCTTATTACGCTGGCGAACGCCTGCCACGCCCTGCGCGAGGCCCGCGACCTGCTCTGGGGCAGTTCTGCCGCCCAATAGGCCAGCGCCGGCCGCCAAGAGCGTGTCGGAGTTGTTGCTCAGCCAGGGGGAGACTTGGCTACCGAATGTAGGAAATAGCGGCATGTTCTACCTCTTGGTTGCTGGCAACCGAATTCACGTGTAGAATCAACGAACCCGCCGGGTGTTCCACCACCGCGACGGGTTCTAACCGAAACGATCAAGCGAGGATCGAATGGCTGAACTTTCTTACGCACAAGTCAGTGCGCTGCTCAAGTACGATTCCGAAACCGGCAAACTCTATTGGCTCCCGAGAACGCCAGACATGTTCCCGGCTGAGACTGCATTTTCTGGCGGACAAGAAGCGAAAGCTAAGAACTGGAATAGCCGCTATGCCGGCAAGGAAGCGTTTACCAGTGTGCAAAACTGCGGTTATGTCCAAGGTGGTATTCTTGGACGCGGATATCTCGCTCACCGGGTGGCGTGGCTTCTTGTGACCGGCGCTTGGCCGAAGAACCAGATTGACCACATCAATGGCGACAGAACCGACAATCGCATCGCAAACCTTCGCGAAGTTTCCAATGCTGAAAACGCAAGGAACATGAGCATCAGCTCTCGAAACAAGAGCGGCGTTCCGGGAGTTTTCTGGGACACAAAGAGAGGAAAATGGGTTGCCAATATTGGTGAAAACAGCCGCACGAGGCATCTGGGGTCGTTTGATGACTTCAATCTCGCTGTCGAAGCCAGAGAAAAGGCGATGACCGCCAAGGGGTTCCATCCCAACCATGGAGTCAGACCTAAAACAGGCCGCCCAATAGCCCGGCTCCCGTAAGTCCATATCCGAGAGTCTGGAGAAATGGGTTGGCACCTGGCTGCGATGTCGTCTGCGTGCTTCCAAGCTGACCCGCGCCCGAGGCGATGGCGTTCATTCGGGCCAAGTTCTCCCATGGCTTGTTCTGCTGCTCATTGAAGATGCGCAGCTTGTCGTTCACCTGGCGGGTG